TGCTACGGATGAAAGGTATCAGATTGAAAATACTATATATGCTGGTGAACAGGCATACGCTGAATTGATGATGAAGGAGTTTGAAGAGAATGAAAGAAAAACAAACATACCACATGAAAATTGAGCTTCCACCTATTGAGTACTTTGCTCCAACTGAGCTTGATTATTTGAAAAAGATAGCAGATAGTTTAAGTTCTATTTTTTATGTATTGGCAAGTATTAGTTTGACTTTGGTAGGGATTTTACTATTCAAGTAATTTATTACAATATTTGGTCACATTAACATTTTTTAAATATAGAAAGCTAATTTTAAGGAGAACAAAAAGTAAAAAAACGATAAGTTATAACATCTCATATAAGTATAAAAAGAATAAAAATTTCGTGACCAACCCTAGCAGGATGGTCCTGCTAGGATTTAAAGAATATCACTCATAAAGAGTGTTGATAATAAATGTTGGCTCTATCCGTTGAGTTACGGTGATGCTAAGATAGTATGGGTTTTCTTAGTTGACAGATAAGTTAAGCCCTCTATTTTAGTAGTTGAACCCTAGTTTCTATGCAGTTGCATGGAGGTTGGGGTTTTTTTATTGAAAAACTTTTTTAAATTTTTGCGTTTGTTCGATAAACATTTTATTATAATATATAGAGGGAGATATTTATACATGGAGGAAGTTACTGATAGATGGAAGTAAATTTAACATATGTTCCTATTGATAATCAAAGAAAAGCCCATAATGCTACTGAAAAGCATATATTATACGGCGGAGCCGTCGCTGGCGGGAAAGCTCTAGCTCTTACTACACCTATACTTACATCAAAAGGATGGAGTACTATGGGTGAGTTATCTGTTGGTGATACTGTGTTTGATGAGCAGGGGCAGTCATGTAAGGTTTTGAAACGTACTGGGATTATGTATGATCATAAATGCTTTGCTATTTGTTTTGACAATGGCGAAAAGATTATAGCAGATGCAGAGCATTTATGGGAAACTGAAAATTATAGGGAAAGAGAAAAGAATTTTAGACGTTCAGATGGATACAGACAGAAAAGTAGGTTGAGGAAAAAGAAGATAGGTACAGGCAAACGTCCTGATCTAGCTTTAAGGAATTCTACTAGACAATATGAATATAAAAAACCAGATTGTAAAGGGGTAAGAACAACAGAAGAAATAAGAAAAACTCTAAAATGTAAACATAATACTAATCATGCTATTCCTGTTACATCTTCTCTTGTTTACCCTGAACAGAATTTATATATTTTTCCTTATTTGCTGGGGGTTTGGCTTGGAGATGGCACGTCAAGGTCAGGTAACATTACTATTGCAGATAAAGAAATAATTCAAAACATAGAATCTTTAGGATGTCAAGCGGTTAAAAATAAAGCACAGTATCTTTATAATATTGTAGGGTTGAAAACATTACTCCGTAAATCAGGAATGTTACATAATAAACATATACCAAAGCAATATTTGGAAAGTTCTTTTGAACAAAGGTTAGAACTTTTGCAGGGATTGATTGATACTGATGGAAGTGTTAAAGCTTCTGGTGGGACTCAGTTTTATAATACTAATAAAAATTTAATAAATGGTGTTTATGCTTTAGTTACTTCTCTTGGGATTAAATGCTTTTTAACTGAGAAACGAGCAAAGTTGTATGGTAAGGATTGTGGTCTTACTTATACAATTACGTTTACTACCAAACTTCCAATTTGTAAGTTGACTAGAAAAAAAGAACGTTTGAAAACAACTATTAGTAAAATTAATAAATATCATTATATAAAAGATGTTTATGAAGTTCCTTCTGTCCCGGTGCGTTGTATTGAAGTTGATTCTCCTTCTAATTTGTTTCTTTGTGGGAAGTCATTAATTCCCACTCATAACTCTTGTTGGCTTATTAATGATGCTCTTTATCAATGTTTAGCATGGGCGGGAACTCGTGTTGGTATATTCAGATGGGAGTATGCATCATTCAAAAAAACAACTTACAAGACATTGAAGGAATGGGTGTTGGATGTTCCTGGTTTGGTTATTTATCATAATCAGCAGGAACATTATATTACATTGTGTAATGGGAGTGAGATTGTATATGGTGGATTGAAACCTGCATCATCTGTTGCCGGTGATCCATTTAGCGTTATTAAATCTCTTGAATTAGCATCTGTGTATATTGATGAGGTAACGGATGTTCCAGAAGATGTTTATAAGTTTTTGGCTACTCGTGTTGGTCGTGTTAAGGCAAGGAATGTTCGTACAAATAAAATAGAAAATCCCCCTTCAAGAGTAGCAGCATCTTGCAATCCTCATCTTGGATGGGTGAAACAACGTTTTATAGATGAGAATCATCCTAATCATGTATTTTTTCCATCTTGTGTTGATGATAATATTCATTTGCCACCATCATACAAACAGGAATTGATTGAAGCATGGGATGGGGAAAAGGATTGGATAGACAGGTATCTCAAAGGTGACTGGGGGGCAGTTATTGATTATGAGGCTGTTTGTCCTGCTGATAAATTATTATACGCTACGACAAATGAAATGCTTAGGGGGGAACCTATTATATTTGGTATAGATATAGGTGCATGGGGTAATGATAAATCTATTATTATTATGCGTAGTGGTATGAAAGGGGAATTAATTCATGAAAGTAAACAGCAAAGTACTGCGGTAACAAAACGTCAGATTATTATGTTATACGAACGATATAATCCTGAAATTATGAATATTGATAGTATAGGTGTAGGGCAAGGAGTATTTGATGATTTAGCTGATGAAGGTTATCCTGTTCAACCTGTCATTGGAGGGGAGTCACCTAATGATGAACGATATTTTAATAGACGTACTGAAATTTATTGGGGGTTGAGGAAATTATTAGAAAAGAAATTAATACAATTACCTAATGTATCAACATTGATAAATGAATTAGGTGTAATAAAATACATGCAAACAGCTAGTGATAGGCATATACAAGTGGAGTCAAAGAAATTTATTAAAAAACGATTAGGCCATTCCCCGGATTATGCAGATGCAGTTGTATATGCATTTATGGATGCTGGGGATGCTTTCTTAACAAGTGCATTAATAAATGAAAGTTGAACTATATAGAAAATTTATTGCTGTTATTCCTGAAAATGCCCATGATGAGGCATATATTGAGGATACGTTGGGGTTAAAGGAAGAGAATGATTGTTTATTATTAATACGAGAAGATGAAGTAATTGCAGATAGTGTTGGGATACCAAGCGGAACCAAAAAGGTTCTAAAACAATTAACTACTATGGAGGTAGACAGTAATGGATTGGAAGAAAATAGTAAAGAAGTTCACGAGTAGGAAGTTTCTGACAGCATTGGGTACTGAAGCAGGTTTGTTAGTAGCATTGTATAGTCCGGAGGCAAAGGATATTGTAATGGATACAATCATTCGTGGTGGAACTGTTATTGGTTTGATATTAGTGCCAATAGTATATATGATTGTCCAGGGAAGCGTTGATAAATTAGAGGAGTAAACTAATGCTTTACGTTTTATTAATATTGTCGATTTTGTGGATTGTTTTGCAATTTCTTTGTTATTGGTATGGTGATTATCCTATTTATGTTAGAGTTAAGTGGGTGTATCGTTTGATAAAAGGATATTGCCCTAAGTGTGGGGATCCTGGCGGTCCTGATTGTAAATTTTGTAAAGAGTATTGTAATGAATCAATATTTTAAAGGAGATAATAATAATGAAAACTTATGAAACAATACCTATTGAAGTAAAAGCTGTCCAATGGCAGTACAATGATCCTATTAAGGGTTTAACATTAACAAGTAATTATTATAATTTTGAAAGTAAAAAAGGGTATTGTTCATACGAGGATAAACATGGATGGAAGTTTGATATTGCTCCCGGTGATTGGATAGTATATTACAATAAAAATATTATTCATTATACAAATAAAGAGTTTAAAAGGTTATTCCGAATAATGTCTAAAGTAAAATAGTAATTGGATAAGGATGATATTATGAAGTTAGAAGATTTAAAACTAGACTCCGAAGGTTGGCGACATCTTCCCGCCGGAGAAATACTTGAATTGGAATCATGTAATCTTGAACATATGGATATGAAGTTGGAAGGAGAGGATACAGTATATTATAATGAAAGTGTGATAGATACGGAATATGAGTATTATCTTAAACCATTTCTATATTATAAACCTCCACCTTGGCCACCTAAAAGGGAAGCTGATGATTATGAGAAACGTATAAATGAATGGCTAAAAAGAAGTGCTGAATGGAGTGAGTGCCAGATGGGTTCATTAAGGAGCAGGTTATATGACACGATTTAGATTAGAACAAAAGTATAAACCTATCACTAATCATTATGGGGATATTAAAGAGGTTAGAAGAAATATGGGTGGTAATTGGGAAGTATATTATATAAATGGTGATATGCGTATTATGAATGATAGTATTTTTAAACAGTTATATAAACCAGTAGAGTTACAGTTTCAGCAGTTTAAATTAAAAGAGCAATATTAAAGGAAAAGAAGCAATATATAATCCTTTTATATATAAAGGGTTATATTAATAGTTTTTTATTAGAAGAGTTTTTGAAAAACATTTTTGAGGGAGTGGGTTAGATTGAAGATTAAAGAAGCAGAGGAATTGGCGTTATCAATGATTGACAATGAGACTATTGTTAAATCATCTATGGCAGCAGCGTATGCGGTTCAGGATATGTTTGATTATGGTGATAATATGCAGACACCTAAGAATATATCAAACTGGATTGAGTTGTATACTAATCATGTATGGGCATATGCTGGCATATTCGCAATAGCTAGTACTATTGCCCAGTTGAATTTTAAATTATTGAAAGTTGATAAGGAAACAGGGGATATAGAGGAAATAAGGAATCATCCTATTCTCAATATATTGAAAAACCCTAATCCTGACATCACTGGGTTTGATCTATTGGAAGCATTGGTTATATATTTAGAGACATCAGGCAATGAGTATTTTGAAATTGTTTATGAAACTAAATCAAAATCATTGAATGGTAAGACTATTGCAGCATCGAAAGAACCTATTGAATTATGGCCAATACGCCCTGATCGAATAACACCTAAACCGAGGAAAGATGGTAAGGGTATTGATTATTATGAGTTTCAGAATCAAAAGTATGCTAAGAAATACAAATTTAATCCAAAGAATATTTTACCATTTAGCTATTTTAACCCTATGAAGGATTGGTTTGGGATGGGTAGTTTACAACCTACTGTTAATGAATTGCAGTTGGATAAGCAGATGGTGGCATGGAATTTTGATTTTTTTAGGCATGGAACAACCCCAGAAGGTTTATTGCGTACTGATAAACGATTAACACCCAAGGAAGTTAAGGATTTGGGGGAACAGATTAAACAGTTTTTGTCAGGTAAAGGCCGAACTGTTCTTATACTGTCAAAGGGGTTGGAATGGCAAACAGTATCTGTTGATCCAAAAGATATTGAGTTTTTAGCAGGGAGGAAAGAAAATCGCCAAGCTATTTTGGCAGCGTTGGGAGTAACTCCTGTTAAGGTAGGTTTGTTAGAGAATGCTAAGTATGATAATTATGGACTACAGATAGAAGCGTTTCATCGTGATACTATTGTTCCAAAAACTAAAAAGATCGAAGGATGTTTTCAGAAGCATTTATTGTCCAAGTATGAATCATTGATGGAAAATGATACTCATTATTATTTAATTCAGTTTGATAAAACACCATTATTGAAAGAAGATGAGGATAAACTTGTAAAACGTTATATTTTGATGATGGATAATGCTTTATTAACACCTAATCAAGCATTAAAGAAATTAGGGTATGATCCGTATCCTGCCGATGTTGAATTCGGCGATCGGTATTATGTTAAGAAGAACCTTGTACCTGTTGATGGTATGGGCGTGGAAGAATCGGAAGATGATTTGGAGATGCGGGAAGATGTTGTAAGTAAGAGGTTAGATATATTAGAAGATGATATTAGTGGATCATTGGAAATGATGAAAAATTCGATTAAGGAAGAAGTGATGCAGGAATTATCTAATGAAACTGATTAGAAAAACGGTAAATACACAGACAATAACTCCATATAAATATAATAAAATTATGGAGTTTTTGTCACAAGATTCATATAGTATCGTACAATGTAAGGAAGGGGGGGATGGTGAGATTGAGGCGATTATGGTATCACCTGTACTGTTGGATATGCTTATTACGAGTTACGATGCGTATATAAATATGATACAGCATCCTGATTATATTAGATTAAGAGAACAGAATGCTGATTTGAAAAACCATTTAATGACGTTGTTAAATGAGTTTAAACAATATGTTGGCCCTGATGCAGAGATATCAGAGGACTATTTTAATATGTTAAAACGGGCTGTGATGGAAAAAATTAAGAATTACAATCAAAAAACAGGTATAATACATGTGATAGGAGTTGATGATGATTGATGAATCATGTTGTGGAATTTGTGAGTGGTTTAAAGATATTACAGCTCATTGGTCAGAATGTGAAACATGCATTGCCCCAGTGCCAACATGGGGGACAACTTGCCCGTTTGTACACGAAAATGATGGCAAAGATTGCCCTTGTTTTAAAAAGAAAAAGGAAAGAAAGTAATATGAGAGAGTTAGATGTGATTTGGGAAGAAACAGGTAAGCAATATGTAAATATAAAAGTTGCAGTACTTGAAAAACTTGAAGATGAGAATGAGACATTAAGGAAAGAAGTAGCATATCTTAAGAAATTAATTGATGGTGTTGGACTAAAGATTGATGAAGATGATGAATGTTTAATATGGAAAGCTAATTGGAAGTATGATTACTAAAGGAGAAAAAAACTATTTGGTTTACAGTAATGTTCGTAATGCATGGTTGCTCAATACGATTCATTTATGCCAAAGATATGTTTCTGATGCTTCTAGATATACTAAGGCAAAGGCGGATGCTATTTGTCAGATGGGTTATTGGATTGAACCAAAAGCGGGAGGTCATGGTAGATCGGAAGAGATTATAGCTGCTCCTGAGTATTTGGAAAAACTTGAAAAAGAGAATGAGACATTAAGGAAAGAAATAAT